GGACCGAAGGTGCCAGCGCTTCCGAGATCGCGTGTCTGATCCCCGGCGCGACGCGCGCATCGGTGCTCGGCAAGGTGCATCGATTGAAGCTGGCCAAGCGCTCTCCCGTCGCCGTGAACACGCAGCGCAAGGAATCGGCCAATCCATCGAAGAAGCCGCACCGCAATCAAGGCCAGGTGACGGCGAAGGGCATCGTCTCGCGCGTTGCGGCGCGCCGTGAGGCGGCGAACAGCAATGGCGGCCTCGCGTTCAAGCTCAGTGAGGCGCGCAAGCAGGGCATGGGCAAGGACGAGGCGATGCAGTTCGTGCTCGGCAAGTCCGGCCAGTTGCCTCCGGAGCGCGACGAAGGCGTCGATGTATCGCATCTGCTCGGCTTTGCGGATCGTCGCATCGGCCGCGAGTGCAGCTACATCCACGGCGACCCGATGGAGGCCGGTTCGGGCTTCTGCGGCAAGCCGGTGAAGCCGGGCACGGAATGGTGCCCTGAACATTGGGCGCGCGTCTATTCGGGGAGAGTCGCACAGGTCTGAACCGATCCGAGCGGCGGGGGAAATGGCACTATCGCAAGAACAGATATTCGCGCTCGAGCTCGATGTTCGGCGCCATGCCGACGATCAGCGCAAGCGGGTCGCGGCTCAGCCCGGCACAACCGCGGAGATGAAGCTCGTGGACGAGTTCCGCACCGCCGAGGCTAAGCGATTCGACATGATCGGAGACCTACTGCAGGGCATGCGCGGGCTCGATGATCAGGAGTTCTCCGGCGTGATGGAGATGCTCCGCACCGGCTTCAAGCGCATGAGCCGTAAGTACGACGAGAGCAAGACGTACACGCTGGCGGTGAAGGCGGAGACGACGGTTGAGACCGAGTCCACAGAACCGGCCGAGGTGGCAGCGTGAGGGTGCTGATCGCTTGCGAGTTCTCCGGCACGGTTCGGCGCGCCTTCGCGGCACGTGGTCACGATGCATGGTCGTGCGATCTGCTGCCGGCTGAAGACCGGAGCAACCACCACATCGTCGGCGACGTGCGCGACATTCTCGCCGATGGCTGGGATTTGCTCATGGTGGCGCATCCGCCGTGCACCAGGCTGTGCAACAGCGGCGTCCGCTGGCTGAGCGTGCCGCCTCCCGGCCGGACCGCGGAGGACATGCGCGCCGAGCTCGAGGCCGGCGCCGATCTCTTCTCGGCGTGCTGGAACGCGCCCATCGAACGCATCGCGGTGGAAAACCCGGTGATGCACCGGCATGCCAAGGCGCTGATCATCAACTACGCCGAGCCGGCACAGACGTTCCAGCCGTGGCAATTCGGCGACGGCGAGGCGAAGCGGACATGTCTCTGGCTCAAGGGCCCACCGCCGTTGGCCCCGACGCATCCCGACAAGCCGGCAGAAATCGTGCATCGCGTGTGGCGCATGCCGCCCGGCCCAGAGCGCCAGAAGGAGCGCAGCCGGTTCTTCCCCGGTGTTGCCGCTGCCATGGCGGAGCAGTGGAGCAACTACGTCGAGAGCGAGGCAGCGGCCGCATGATCGAGCCCGATTGGTCCTCCCTTGCCGAACCCGTCGCCCGTCACTTATGGGGCGAGCCGAACAAGGCGCTCTCCCATAAGCTCTACCTCCGCTGGGGCGGGGGCGGCGCCCGAAAGCTCGATCTCCAAACCGGAACCTGGTTTGACCACGAGAACGGCGAGGGCGGCGGCGTCCTCAAGCTGGTGATGCGCGAAACCGGCGCCGCCGACGAAGGCGTGGCGGCCGACTGGCTCGCCGACAACGGATTCATCGAGCGCAAAGATAGCGCCGCGGGGCCAGAGAAGCCCGCCAGCGGCCGTTCTGATCCGCCGGCGCCCGAAGTACCATCCGAGCCCAAACTGCCCGTGGACGAGCCCCAAGGCGTTGCCGTCGCGGTCAAGGGCTACCACTACACCGACGGCGACGGAAACCTGCTCTACGATGTGGTTCGGTACCACTTCCGCAAGCCCGATGGCTCGTGGGTGCTGAACGAGAAGACTGGCAATCCGAAAAAGACGTTCAAGCAGCGCCGGCCGGACGGCAAGGGCGGCTGGATATGGAACCTCGACGGCATCGGGCACACGCTCTACCGGCGGCAGCAGCTCGAGATCGCCATTGCCGAGGGCAAGACGACTTTCCTTCCTGAGGGCGAAAAGGACTGCGAGACGCTGATCGAGTGGGGCTTTGCGGCCACCACGAACAGCGGCGGAGCGCAGAACTGGCGCCCGCACCATGCCGAGATGCTGCGCGGCGCCGACGTGGTGATACTCGGCGACGATGATCCGGCGGGTCGCAAGCGCGTCGAGGATGTCGGTCTCTCGCTCCGCGGCATCGCCAAGCGCATCCGGGCCATCACCTCATGGGGAGGTCCAAAGGATGTCACCGACTGGAAAGAGCAGGCCGGCGGCACCGCGGAGCAGTTATCCGCTAAAATCGGACAGCTGCCGGATTGGCGCCCGGCGCCGCCGGTATCCCGCATGGGTGCGGTCGGCCTGCACGAGCTCCACCATCCGAGCCTGCGCCACGAGTTCGTGATCGATGGCTTCCTCGACCGGCAGGGCGTGGCGATGATGCCGGGCGCCTCGGGATCGGGGAAGACCTTCCTCGTGCTCGAGATGGCCATGTGCATCGCCACCGGCCAGCCATTCTGGGGCATGGACGTGAAGCCCGGCCTCGTCCTTTACCAGGCGGGCGAGGGCAAGCAGGGCGTCACCAAGCGGATCGACGCATGGCTGCAGGACCGCGGTGTCGCGCCCGATGCCGGCATCCCGTTTCAGATGCTCACCCGCCGGATCAACCTCTTCACCGATGACAAGGACACCGACGACTTCATCGCCGAGGGCAAGGCATGGGCCGCTTACTACGACCTGCCAGTTCGCATGGCCGTGGTGGACACCTTCAACAAAGCGATCACCGGCGCCAACGAAATCGCCGGCCAGGACATGGGCAAGGTGATCTCGAGGATGGAGCGCATCTCCACCGAGCTCGATTGCGTCGTCCTCTCGCCGATCCACAAGTCCAAGGAAGGCAACATGCGCGGGCATGGCTCGCTCAAGGGCGATGCCTCGAACGTCATCGAGGTGAACGAACTCAACATCCGCGACCACAATGGCCGGATCATCCGCACCGTCACCCTCGACAAGAACAAGGACGGCGAGAAGGGCAAGCCGCTCCGCTTCGTGCTGCGCCAAGTCGTCTTGGGCGACGATGAGCGCGGCAAGCCTATCACCACCTGCGTCATCGACCGGCCCGACGGCGACGAAGAGGAATACGGCCGGCAGGGCAAGCTATCGTTGAACCAGATTCTTGCGCTCAAGGCGCTGCGCCAGGCCGTAGAGGATAGCGGCGAGGTGGCGCCGAACGGCATCCGGGCCGGATCATCGGTGCATCAGGTCGTCAAATACCGGCATTGGGAAGAACGGTTCGCCAAGACGTGGCAGTTCACCGCGCCCGAGACCGAGATCGAAGCGCGAAAGAAAGAACTGCAGCGCATCATGATGCACGCGGGCAAGGTGCTGCTGGCCGGCGATTACATCGGTCGCGACAACGACCTCGGCATCGTCTGGCTCACCGGCAAGGATGATCGGCCGAAGCGCGAGGCAAAGCCCGTCGAGAAGGCGAAGCCGTCGCCGTACATGACCAAGGAGGACGCCGATGTCCCATTCTAAGTGGCTGCCGGCGGCATTCATGGTCGCGACAGATGGCGGCCCCGACAAGGTGTCGGGGGCGGTCTATCGCGGGCTCGGCATGCGGATGCAGATTAAGGGCTCTCCCAAGGGTAGGCGTCCGCCTACGTTCGCCGTGTGGCACCTCGGGACCGGACACCGCGTGCGGAACATTACTGCCGTTGAGGAACTAGCCAGCCAAATCGCGACAGAGTTAGCGGAATTGACCGATTGGGAGGCCTTCGACAGCCTTCTTGGCTGGCAGAACACCGATCCTGATCTGCCCAACAAGGTGCGGTCCGTCGATGCGAAGTACCCGGGGAAAACGGTCGGCGGCGGCGGGCGTTCTAATCAGCCCGTGGCGATGCAGATTGCAATGTCGAGGGGCAGATGATGATGACCGAGATAGATCGCCCCCGAACGTCGCGCTGGCGACCCGGGCGCGTGTTCGAAGAGACGTGGACGAACGCCAAGTGCGCGCTGATCGGCTGGCTGCTGCGCGGTGGCTACAGCTCGGTCGCGGTCTCAGAAATCCTCGACGACGGCACCGATCCGGCGGCGATCCGCGAGATGGCGCGCAAATGGGGGCTCCGCGTCCCCAAGGTCAAATCGGATGAAGTCTATCTCGTGGTGCCGCTTACCGTTCGATCCCGGGCCAACCTTCACGCCAGGGCGCAGGCGCACGGCCTTGGCGATGAGGAACTGGCTCGCCGGCTGCTGATCAGCGCCACGATGCCGCAAGACCTCTACGACGCGATCGTGCCGGAGGACCAGTTCGAGTGAAGATGGATATTCCGGCATGGGCTCTCAGCGATCGCGAGCTGTGGACGCCGCTGCTCGTCATGCGAGCGATGGTCCGCGCCGAGCGCGTCATGCGTGCCGTCCCCATGCCAATCGGCCCGGCCGATGATCGTGCGTTCTGGCCCGACACGGCAGATGAAGAGCCGTCGGCCGAAGAGGAGCGGTTCCGGCCAGAGAAAGACGACATCACCCGCATGGAGTACGTGCTGGTCGGGTTCCGCGACGAGAACGGCGCCCATCATCCCGCATGGCTCAACGGCGCGCTGCTCGGATACCCCGAACAGCGGCGCATTCTGGCCAAGTGGGTGAGGTGGGCCTCTCGTGGCAAGGTCGACCGGGATGGTGTATCGCAGACCGAGGAAGAGTTCGCCCGCAGCCTCGGGCTGGCTCACGCCACGTTGAAGCGCCGGAAGGACTTTGCCGCCGCGATCATTGCAACCTCGCTCAATGAAGCGGCATTGCCTGTGTGGCACGTAGAGCCACCGCCAAGGCGCAACAATGTCGGCGCGGCATCAAGTGCCGGCCGATAGAGAACGCCTCTCCACGAGGCTCTAATCCAGCTTTGCGGGCGGTTTCTCCTGACATGCTGGACGTGTGAGCCAAAACATCCGATTTTCGGCGTCATCAGATGTAGGTTGGCAATGCCGACCGAAACGATCCGGCCCGATCCTGCTACCCGCATGGTCGGGCTTTCCATTTCAGAGGACCGATCAGATGAAGTTGAAGCCCGTCTTCCGCTACGACGATTCCCTCCGCATGGTTCGGCTGTTTCGCCTGCTGTTCAAGCGCGGCCATCCGGGTCCCGGGTACGGCGCGAAGCTCTCGTTTGCGGTGTGGCCCAAGCTCTTCGCCTTCGAGCGCGGCTGGCGCGAGGTCGGCGTCACGGTTCTGGGCCTGCGTGTGCACTGGCTCGCTTCGCCCGGCATGGTCTAAAGCCCGATGGGCGAGATCGCTGCCTTCACCGGCGGTAAGCGCTGCGAGGACTGCGACGAGCAGATCGATCCAAGACGCCTCCGCCTCAATCCCCGCGCCAAGCTCTGCACCTCGTGCGAGCAGGATTGGGAACTGCGCCAGCGTACCGCGCTCAACAGCGCGCCAGCGTCGGCCGTGGTAATCATCCGCCGATGACCCCGCCCAAATGCAAGGTCTGCCAGACTGCACATTGGGGTGTCTGCTGGACACCTCCCGAGCAGCCGGCAAAGCCAACGGCAAAGACGAAACCGAAGTCGAGCGCCCGCCCGCCTCGATTGATTACTGAAAAACAATCAAGGAAATCAGCCAATGGCACAGCGCGGCGGTAAACGCCCAGGTGCCGGGCGAAAGCCGGGCAAGGTGAGCGCCGCAAAGCGCAACCTGGCCGAAATGGCGCAGGCTTACGCAGTGGTCGCGCTCAAGACGCTGGCCGACATCGCCAAGAGTGGCGAGAGCGAGGGCGCGAGAGTTTCCGCCGCCACTGCCATCCTTGATCGGGCATACGGCAAGCCTGCGCAATCGCACCAGCATTCCGGGCCCAATGGTGGCCCCATCCCCACCGTGGACCTGACCAACGCCACCGATGAAGACCTCGACCGCCTCGAAGCTCTCTTCGGTCCGCTTGCCGGTCCATCCAGCGACGATGATGAGGGCGATCCGCGAGGAGCGGAAGCGTAGGCAGGCCGAGACCGAGCGCCAGCGCATCGCCCGTGATGCCGAGATCATCCGGGCCAGGTGCGAAACCCTCGACGGATTCATCGCCGAGTTCTGGGCGATCCTCGAGCCGAAGAAAGAGCTCAAGTTCGGCTGGGCGCTGCTGGCGATGTGCCGTCACCTCGAGGCGGTCACCGCGGGACTGATCCAGTTCCTGCTGATCACCGTGCCGCCCGGCATGATGAAGTCGCTCCTCTTGGTCTTCTGGACCGCGTGGGAGTGGGGCCCGAAGGGCAGGCCCGACATCCAGGTGCTGGCGACCTCGTACAGCCAGCCCAACGTGCTGCGCGACAACATCAAGCTCCGGCGCCTCGTCGAGAGCGAGAAGTTCCAGGCGCTGTGGCCGCTCAAGCTGCGCGACGACCAGAACGCCAAGGGCAAGTTCGAGAATACCGGCAACGGCTTCAGCGAGGCCCGGCCGTTCAGCTCGATGACCGGCGGCCGCGGCGATCGCGTGAAGATAGACGATCCGCATTCGACCGAGACTGCCGAAAGCGATACCGAGCGCGACACGACGGTCCGCATCTTTCGCGAGGGAATTTCGGACCGCCTCAACGACGTGATGACGTCGGCGATCGTGCTGATCATGCAGCGCCTGCACGAGCAGGACGTCGCCGCGGTAGCACTGAAGCTCGATATCGGCTTCGTGCACCTCAACCTGCCGATGGAGTTCGATCCGCAGCGGGCGTGCCGGACTTATATCGGCGGGCAGCTGTTCTTTGCCGATCCGCGCACCGAAGAAGGCGAGCTGCTGTTCCCGGAGCGCTTCCCGCGCGCCGAGGTGGAGCGTCTCAAGAAGGCCAAGGGCTCTTATGCCTGGTCGGGCCAGTATCAGCAGCTGCCGACGCCGCGCTCCGGCGGCATGTTCCAGCGCGGCGATTTCGAGATCGTCGATGCCGTGCCTGCCAGTGCTACCCGGTGCCGAGCATGGGACTTCGCCGCGACCGAGCAGAAGCAGGGCAAGCAACCCGACTGGACCGTCGGGCTCAAGATGGCCCACATCAACGGCATTTTCTACGTCGAGGACGTGCGGCGCGACCGCTGGTCACCGGCCCAGGTCGAAACGAACCTGAAGAACACCGCCAGCCAGGACGGCGTAGCGGTTCGTGTGCGCATGCCGCAAGACCCCGGCGCCGCCGGCAAGGCGGATGCGCAGACCAAGATCAAGCTGCTGGCCGGCTACGACGTGCGCGCCTACCCGGTGACCGGCGAGAAATCGGTCCGCGCCAAGCCGGCATCGGCCCAAGCCGAGGCGGGCAACGTCAAGCTGGTGCGCGGAGACTGGAACGAGACCTTCCTCGATGAGGTGTGCTCGTTCCCAAATGCTCAATTCGATGATCAGGTCGACGCCTTTGCCGATGCTCTGAACGAGCTCGCGTTGGGCGGTGAGGCCTTCGTCTGGTACGTCAACGGCAAGGTGATCAGCTAAAACATGTGGCCCTTCACCCGCCGAACCGAGCGCAAGGAGAACCCGGTCGGGTCGCAGATTTCGGCGTGGTACGTCGGCCAGCCCGTCTGGACGCCCCGCCGTTACGATCAACTGAGCGAAGAAGGCTATATCCGCAACGCGGTGGCCTTCCGCTGCATCAAGATGATCGCAACCAACGCCGCCACCGTGCCGTGGCTGCTCGAGGACGCCAAGTCGGGCAAGCCGATCGACAAGCACGATCTGCTCAATCTGCTCAACCGCCCGGCGCCGATGATCGGCGGCCATGCGCTGTTCGAAGCGTTCTATGCCTACCTGCTGATCTCTGGGAACACGTACCTCACGGCGCCGATGGTTGCCGGCGGTGCGCGCCCCCCGGTCGAGCTCTGGAACCTCCGTCCGGATCGGATGCGTGTCATCCCCGGCCCGTTCGGCGTGGCGCAGGGCTACGAGTACGTGGCCAACGGCTCGACCAAGCGCTTCGCCGTGGATCCCCTGACCGGCATGGGCGAGGTGCTGCATGTCAAGGAGTTCCACCCGAACGACGACTGGTATGGTCTCGGCCGGGTTGAGGCAGCGGCCTACGGGATCGATCGGCACAACGCCGCAGCTGCGCATAACAAGGCGCTGCTCGACAACGGGGCCCGGCCATCCGGTGCATTGGTGTTCCAGCCCATCAAGGGGCCGAACAACAGCGAGCAGCCTGCGCCTCAACTCGTGATCGACGAGGCTAAGAAGGAACTCGAGGAGAACCGCGTCGGGCCTAAGAATGCTGGCAAGCCGCTGGTCTATGGCGGCAACGTCAACTGGCTCGAAATGGGCATCACGCCCAAGGACATGGACTTTGCCGCGGGCAAGCTCGATGCCGCGCGGGACATCTGCTACGCTTTCGGTGTCCCCGATGTGCTGATCGTGCCGGGCCAGTCGACGTACAACAACATCGCCGAGGCCAAGGTCGACCTGTGGGAGAACACCATCATCCCACTGATCGATCTCAGCGTGGATTCGCTCAGCGCGTGGCTCTGCCCGCAATTCGGCGACAATCTGAGGCTGGGCGTCGATCTCGATGAGATTTCGGCATTGGAGCCGCGCCGCACCGCCAAGCGCACGTCGATCGTCACGCTCTACGACAAGGGGTTGCTGGACGATACCGAGGCGCGTGAGGCGTTGCAGTATGGGCCCCGGCCCGCCGGCGCCATCAAGCTGCAGCGTGGCGATGGCCAGACCATCACGGCGCTGGTCACGGCGGCGCAGGCCGATACGGGCATGCTGGAACCGCTCTATCGCTACCTGGTGTCGACCGGGCTGCTCGATCCGGGCAGTACATCGCTCGAGCAGTTCATTGCCGGCTGGAACGGCGCCGCGCCGCCGTTGTCAGTTTCGGATGCGCTCAACGCCCTAGTCGATGCCAAGCCCGACGCTCAAGACACCGTGATCGCCGAATAGGAGCCCTACATGGCCACTCTCAATCGTGCCGGCGTGACCTACGCTCGGTCGCTGATCTCTGCCGGCTCGGTCAACAAGAGCGGGTCCTGGTCGTTCTCGGCGGATGACGGCAACAAGTTGCTCGGGTCCGATGACGACTGGACCAACTACGGCAAGCACTTCCTCGGCGTCGATAGCTCGGCGACCAAGAACACCAAGGCCTACTGGAAGTACCCCTTCGCCAAGGGCGGCAAGCTCTACCGCTCCGGTCTCGTCGCTATTCGAGATCGCGCCGGCCAGCAGAAGGACACCGACGTGTTCAATGCGGCCGGAACGCTGATCGAGGCCATCGACAATGGCAAGTCGTTCGAAGCGTTCGGCAAGAAGGCGCTGGCGTTCGAACTCAAGGACGTGAGCCCCGATGACGGCACGTTCACCGGCTATGGTGCGGTGTTCGGCAACGTCGATCAGGGCGGGGATGTGATCCGCCAAGGCGCGTTCACGGACTCGCTCTCGGCCTGGCAGCAGAAGGGCAAGCTGCCCAAGATGCTGTGGCAGCACAACAGCGCCCAACCGATCGGCGTCTGGACCTCGATGCAGCAGGACACACACGGCCTGCTCGTGCAGGGCAAGTTCACCAAGGGCGTGCAGTGCGCCGATGAGGCCTATGCGCTGCTCAAGGATGGCGCCATCGACGGGCTCAGCATCGGCTACCAGACCGTGGACGCCGACTATGACAGCGACCTCGGCATTCGCTCGCTGAGCAAGCTCAACCTCATGGAGGTGAGCCTTGTCACGCTGCCGATGAACCAGCTCGCGACCGTGACCTCGGTCAAGGCCGCCGAGCAGGTTCGCACCATTCGAGAATTTGAGGACTTCCTGCGGGATGTAGGGGGTTACTCGCACGCTGCCGCCAAGTCGATCGCCGCTGGCGGCTTCAAAGCGATCCGTTCGGAACCTCGGGATGAGGACGAGATCGGCGACATCATCGCGGGCCCGTTCGCCGAGCTCGCAGAACTCATCCGCAAGTAAGGGGCTATCCCAAATGGAACTCGCTGATATTCAGCGCGAGCTGAAGGACTCCGTCGCGCCGGTCATGACCGCGTTCGAGGAGTTCAAGAAGACCAACGACGCCAACCAGAAGCAGCGCGACACGTTGCTCGAGGAAAAGCTGGCCAAGATCAACACCACCCTCGACCAGTACGAGGGGATCAGCCAGAAACTCACCCTCGTTGAGGGGCAGCAGAAGGCGTTGGACGGCCTGATGAAGCAGGTCGATCAGGTCGAGAGCATGCTCAAGCGCGTCTCGACCGGGGTCGGCGGCAACACCTCCGACGCCGAGCGCAAGCAGCTCGTCAACAGTTGGGCCCGTGCCGTCGTCGAGGCGCACACCAAGGGCGTGATGAACCTCTCCGAGGACCAGCGTAAGGCGCTCGAAACCGTCCGGAACGAGTACAAGTCGCTCGCCCTGACGCCCGATAGCGCCGGCGGCTATCTCGCTCCGATCGACTATGTGCGCGAGATCATCAAGGGCATCATCCTGTTCAGCCCGGTCCGCACCGTGGCCGGTGTTCGCACCACGGCGCTCAAGACGGTCGAAATCCCGAAGCGCACCGGCGTGTTCGCTGCGCAGTGGGTGGCCGACCAGGGGACCAAGTCCGAAACCACGGGCCTGACCTACGGGCTCGAGGAAATCCCGACCGCCGAAGTCTATGCCCTCGTCGACATCTCCAATGGGATGCTCGAGGACGCGGCGTTCGACATGCAGGCCGAAATCTCCTCGGAGTCGACCATGCAGTTCGCGGTTGCCGAAGGCGCTGCCTTCGTCAACGGCAACGGTGTCGGCCGACCGGAGGGCTTCATGTTCAACGCCTCGGTGGCGAACGATGTTTCGGGCACGGCGGCGACGATCGCCGACGCGAACGGCGTTGCCGATGGTCTGCTGACCCTCAAGCACAACCTGAAGACCGGGTACGCGGTGAACGCGAGCTGGGTGATGAACCGCACCACCCTGGGCTCAGTCCGCAAGCTCAAGGACAGCCAGCATCGGTACATCTGGATGCCGGGCATCGCCCAGGGCGCCCCGAACACCATCGACGGGGATCCCTACGTCGAGATGCCCGACATGCCGAGTGAGGGCGCGAATGCGTATCCGATCGCCTATGGAGACTTCAAGCGGGCCTACACCTGGGTGGACCGCCTCGCGATGGAGATGCTGCGCGATCCGTACACGCAGGCGACCTCGGGCAACATCCGCTTTATCATGCGCAAGCGTGTGGGCGGCAAGGTTGTGCTGCCCGAGGCGATCCGCAAGCTCAAGTGCTCCACCTGATCTGGTGAACTGATCGGTCGGCCCTGACGGGCCGGCCTTCCTTCCCGCAATCCCGAAATCTCAGGAGGTAAGCCGAGATGGCTACCCGTGATCTTCACAACAACATTGAGCCGTCCGTCGCGCTCAACACGACGGCCATTTCGTCGGACACCACGACCAATGGCACCAACATCGTCGACACTGCCGGCTTCGAGAGCGTCGAGTTTCTGATCCAGTCCGGCACCCTGACCGACGGCACCTATACGCCGAGCATCACCGAGGGCGATGCGTCCGACCTCTCCGGCGGCAACGCCGTGGCGGCATCCGACCTCATCGGCACGATCGCCGGCGCAACCTTCGCCGCCACCGACGACAACAAGGTCAAGCGCCTCGGCTACAAGGGTTCGAAGCGATATGTGCGCCTGAACATCACCTCGGCGTCGACCAGCACCGGCGGCACCATCGGCGCCATTGCCGTGCTTGGGCATCCGCACGACGCGCCGACCGCCTGATCGCCGTTTCCGAACTGAAGGGGCGCGCTATGTGCGCCCCTCTCGCATTCTTTGAGGTCCGCAATGCGCTGCACCGTACTCCGCTCGTTCAACTTTTCCCGGACCGGCGTCGATCAGAACTGGGCATCGCGCGGGACCGAACACGACATTCCCGACGATCTCGTCCCCGGGCTGGTGGCCGAAGGCTACGTGCGGCCGATGGGGCAGAAGATGGTCACATCGCCAGAGCGCAAGGTCATCGAGGCCTCGCCGGAGAACCAGGCGATGCGCACGGCGCCGCAGAACAAGCGCAGCGTGGGCAAGGGCCCGAAGGGTCTCTGGTTCGTCATGCAGGACGGCGCGCGGGTGTCGCGTGGGTTCAACTCGGCCGAGGCAGCGCAGGCGGCGATCTATGACGCTTAGGCAAGATTTGATCATCCCGCAGTACGCCGACTGGTCGTTCGTCTACACGCACAAGGACGGCACTGGGGCGGTCGTCGACCTGACCGGCTATTCGGCCGCCATGTCGATCAAGCGCCAGCCGGGGCAGACCGCAGTGCCGCGCTCGTACCTGTCGACCGGCGCCGATGCCAACGGCGGGACCATCACGCTCGGCGGCAACGCGGGCACCGTGACGCTCACCATGACGGCGCAACAGACCAAACAACTGCTTTGGGACTTCGATCTCTGGGCGCTGATCGAGACCGGCCGGGCCGATGCCGTGATCAAGCCGGAGTCGCACCTCGTGTACGACCTCGCGCTGACCGATGGCGCCGGCAAGGTGACCCGCGCCCTTGAGGGCAGGGTGATCGTTCGCAGGAGCGTGACGCCGTGAGTCTGATCGTTGAGACTGGCGATGGTGTCGCCGGCGCGGAGAGTTACGCCAGCACCGCGTACATCGACACGTACTGGACCGACCGTCCGCAGAACGCCTTTGCAGCGACGTGGAGCGCCGCCACCACTTCGAACAAGGAAGGCGCGGCTCGGGAAGCCTCGGCCTATATCGACGCGACCTGGGGCCCGTACTTCCGCGGCGTGCGTCGCGGCTGGGTGCAAGGGCTCATGTGGCCGCGCTCGGATGCGATGGACGAGGGCAACGTGCTCGGTAAGCCGGCCTATCCGTTGCCGGACATGCCCGACTGTCTCCGCGTGGCGGTGGCTGAGCTCGCCGTGCGCGCGCTCAGCAAATCGCTGGCGCAGGATCTGGCGCGAGGCGGCATGATCAAGACCTTGAAGGCCGGCTCGGTCGATATCGAGTATGCCGACGGCGCCCCGGCCCAGAAGACCTACGGGCTCATCGGTAACACGCTGGCGCCGATCCTCAACGGCTCGCAGCCGATGGCGCCGAACCCGCATTGGGCATGGGCCTGATGCTCTATCGTCCCTCACAGCCGCAGAGCTTCGCCGACCAGCTCGAGCAGTTCTCGGAACTGATCCGGGATGCCTTCCTTGCGGCGATTGCTTCGATCCGGTCGCGCGTCACCCTCAGGGTGGTGGTGTCTCGGCTGGAGCGTCACGATACCGAGGGCGTGATCCGCGCGCTCGGCGTCGAGGGCTCGGCGTTCAACGGGATGCTCGATCAGGTCGATGCCGCATTTGCCGCCGGTGGTGGTGGAGCGAACCGCGAACTGCCGGTGATCCGGGATGCCGAGGGCTTCCCGATCTCGATCTCGTTCGATGCGCGCAACCCCGTGGCCGAGGCGTGGCTGAAACAGCACGGCGCGGCATTGGTGCGCGGCATCGTCGATGACCAGGTGACCATGCTGCGCGATGTGATCTCGCGCGATGTGGGGCAGGGCACAAACCCGCGCCAGATCGCCTTGGACATCGTTGGCCGGATCGGGCCGTCCGGCTATCGCGAGGGCGGGCTGATCGGCCTCACTGCCTCGCAGGAGCAATGGGCGGCCAATTTCGAGGCTGCACTGCGGGCCAACGACAAGGCCGCGCTGACGTACAATCTCAGGGACCGGCGTTTCGACCGTTCGATCCGGGCAGCGATCGATGCCGACAAGCCGCTGACCTCGGAACAGATCGACCCGATGGTGCGGGCGTTCCGCAACAGGGCCTTGAGGTACCGTGGAGAAGTTCTGGCGCGCACCGAGGCGCTGACCGCGATCAATGCGGGGCGCGACGAACACATGCGCCAGGTGGTGGCGAGCGGGGCCGTGTCAGGCAACCTCGTCGACACGCAATGGCGCACAATTCTGGATGGCCGCGAGCGCGAAAGCCATGCCGCGATGGATGGTCAGGTGGTCCCGTTCGGGCAGACCTTCGTGTCCGGGCTCGGTAATCATCTGCGATACCCGGGCGATCCCGCTGCCCCCGCCGAAGACCGCATCAACTGCCGCTGCTCGAAGCGCTACCTGATCCGCAAGGCGTCGTGACATGGGGCTTCTAGACGGCGACATTGCCGACGCGATCGCGGGCGGCTTCGATGGGCTGCTGCTGACCGGCACGCTGCAAAAGACGACGGTCACCGGGCGCGACAGCTACGGCGACCCGATCTACACGACCGCGACCTCGGCGGTGCAGGGCTTCCTCGACACCTACAGCGCCATCATGATCGCTGCTGCGGGCATCCCCGCAACGGATGTTCGCGTGATCCTCATTGCCGGCCTCTGCGATGCCGTTCCGGCCATTTCCGACAAGGTGACGCTGGGCGGCACGACGTACCAGATCAGGAACATCGCCCGCGATCCGGCGAATGCGACTTACGATATGCAGTGTTTCAAGGCTCCCGCATCATGACCGTGCAATGGTTCGGCTCCCGCGTCACCGAGACGATCCGCGCCGCGACGGTGCAAGGTCTCAACCGCGGCGTCGAGGACGTGGCCAACGAGGCCGTGAGCCTGATCCTCAACACGCCCAAGAGCGGCCGCATCTATCGGCGCGGCGGCGTGGCGCACCAGGCATCGGCTCCGGGGGAGGCTCCGGCGAGCGATACCGGCCAACTGGTCGCCTCGGTCACCACATCGGTGGACGAAGGCAACCTGACCGGGAACGTGAACTTCGGCAGCGACCATGCCGCAGTGCTCGAATATGGCAGTTCGCGGATGAGTCCGAGGCCCTTCGCTCGGCCGGCCCTCGTCAACAAGCGCGATGCGGTGCGGCAGGACATTGCCGAGGAAGTCGGCAGGGCCCTTCGCTAGGCCCTCAAATTTGACCGTGGAGACGCATTCGTGCCTTTTGGCGGCAGATCATCGCCCGACCTATCCGCGCCTCTGTACGCGGCCTTATCGGGCAACAGCGATATCACCGACCTGCTCGGCCAATGGCAGGGCAGCGCCGGCATCTTCACGAACAGGCCCGTGCCGGCCGATGCCACATATCCGATGATCGTCACCGCCGGGGATGTGACCCGCTCCGATCAAGACCTGATCGCCGATCCCGTGCTCGAGATCATCCGCGATATTTCGATCTTCGGGCAGAACACATCGACCGGGAACGTCAACCAAACCCGCGTCTGCGACAGCATCGCGCTCAAGGTACGCGACCTGTTCCACCGGCAGCCGAAGAACCTATCGGTCGATGGCTGGACCGTATCCAGCATCACCGCGACCGGTCCCATCGTCGGGCCCACCGATGACGATGCGAGCGTGCATCGGCTGGTGACGTTGACCATTCGATTGACCTGAAATCCCGGCGCCGCCGGTCGTCTTGAAACTCGCAACATAGGAGGCCGAGATGGCCGATCTTTTTCCGGTGAACGGAAGTAAACTCTATATCGGCTCGGCATCCATGCCGCGCCCCGATGCCGACGTGTCCGAGTCCGACTTCTCGGCCGTCTCGTGGGTCGAAGTGAAATACTGGCAGTCGATGGGCAAGATCGGCGACAGTGCCGCGCTCATCACCACGCCGCTGATCGGCGAGGGCCGCGACCTCAAGCAGAAGGGCACGCGCAACGCGGGCCAGATGCAGAACAAGTTCGCGGTGTCGGCGACCGATGCGGGCCAGCTCGCGATGATCGCCGCCGAGGCCACGGCCTACAACTACCCGTTCAGGATCGTGTTCAACGACGCACCGGACGGCGGCACGGCCACGAGCAAGTATTTCGTCGGTCTCGTCATGGACGTGTCGGAGGATGGCGGCAACGCCAACACCGCGCGCCTGATGAACGGGACGATCGAGATCAACTCGAACGTCGCCACCGTTGAAGCCGCAGCCTGATAGGAGCGCGACATGGCTGACCTCACCATCACTGCCGCCAACGTCAAGGCCGGCGGCAATGCAATCATCGACTATGGCCACGCGGCCGGCGCTACGCTCACCCAGGGCCAGCCGGTCTATCTCGACGCGGCCACCAACACCTACAAGCCGTCCGACGCCAATGGCGCCGGAGCGAAGTCGTTCGATGGCGTGACGCTCAACGCAGCATCCAGCGGCCAGCCCATTGCGGTACAGACCGGCGGCGATCTCACGGCGGGCGCCACGCTTGTGGCCGGCGACACCTACTGCGTATCGGCGACCGTGGGGCTGCTCTGCCCGCAGGCCGATCTCACAACCGGCGATGACGTGATCGTCGTCGGGGTCGCGAAGTCCACGACCGTCCTCGGCATCCATGGCAACGTGACGGGAGTCACACTCTAATGGCCGACGTGACCGCTACCGATGTGCAACTGGCCCGCGTCACCGTCACCATCGACGGGGACGACCTCGAGCTGCGACCAACGCCGAACGCGATCCTCGCGCTCTCGGCGGAATGGGACGGGTTCAGCCCGCTCATTTCCGCATTGCAGCGGATGAGCGTCAAGGCCGCGATCAGCGTGATCGTGGCCGGAGCCGGGATCGAGGGGAAAGCGGCGAAGGATGCTCCGGCCAAGATCGCGACCGCCGGCATGTCCAACCTGCTCGCGCCGTTGATCGAGTTCGTTCTGATCTGCGCCAACGGCGGCAAGCCGCTCGGCGGCGATACCGAAAGCGGGGATAAGGGCCCTCAGTAAGCCACGAGGCGTTTGTCTCGTGGCTCGTAGAGACGGCTATGGGCTGGCTCGGCTGGTCATTCGATCAGGCCATGCGGTCCGACGTGTGCGCGATCCTGCTGGCCTATCAGGGCGCGGTCCGGCGCGATAAGCAGATCGCAATCAGGATCGCCAATGCGACCTGGGCCGGCGATGATGAGCCAGAGGCCAAGGCAGAGACATCGGCGCGGCCGATGACGCCGGAACTGTTCAAAGCGCTGTTCGAGTAGGCTACTGGCGGACCTCGACGTCGTGCTCGTAGGACCGACCGACCAGTACGGCGACGAGGCCGGCGGGCGCGGCGATCGCGCCGATGATCAGCATCAGGACGCCGACGATGAACTGCGCTCGGGCGCCATCGTCGATACTGCCCGGAGATGCTCCGGCAGCGACGGCGGCCGAGAACACCCACCAGCCGATGGCGGCGATCACCGGCCCGGCAACAAGCAGCCCGGCGCCGATCCACCCGGTTCGGCTCAAATGACTGCTGGTCTGCACTGAAAACCGGCTCATCGCGGCCCTCCTTGGGCGGCGGAAGCTACTCCACACTCGATTTGAGGGCAACCGATGGCCGATACCGGCATGAGCGCGGGCAGTGTTTCCGTCGACATCGGCGGCAACCTCGCGCCGTTGCAGTCGTCGCTCGCCCAAGCCGAGCAGATGGTGCGCAGCTTCGATGCCCGCCTCGCCTCGGCTCTTTCGGCAACGCCGGGCATCGGTACCGCGGCGGCCAGCATCAATGCCACGGTCGACCAGACCAGCGCGTCGCTTGCCCGGATCACCGCCCCCGCCGCTGCTGCTTCAACTGCAATCGACAACCTCGCCATGTCGGGTGTCGGCGCGTCGGTGTCGGCGAAGGCCATGGCGGACGCCCTGGCGGCCACCGGCGGCGATCTCAGCAAGATCACGCCGCAGATGCTCGGGCTCGCCGGCGCCACCGATGCCGCCGCAGCTTCGGCGGGCGCGCTCACCGTGGCGAACGAAACAGCGACCGCTTCTACCGTCGCGCTCGGCGCCGCTGCGGCGGAAACGACGAACCTGTCGGCTGGCGTGTCGCGCGAGTTCTCGGTGCTCGGCTCCGAAATCATCCGCGGCAACTTCTCGCGCATTCCGGGCTCGCTGCTGGTGATGAACGAACGGCTCGCCTCGACCGGCACCAGCGTTCTGTCGCTCAAGACGATGTTCGGCGCGCTCGGCAGTCTCGCCGATGTGGTGTTCAACCCGTACATCCTCGGCTTCCTCGCCATCACCATTGGCATCGAGGCCGTGGTGAAGCTGTGGGAGTCGTCGCGCGCCGGCGCGCAGAAGGCAACCGACGCGCTCAAGGATCACGATGCATGGTTGAAGACAGTCCTCACCGGCTATGACAACGTGCAGAAGGCCGCGCAGGACTATGTGAACGCGGCCAACAAGCTGCCCGTGGGCGCGGTCCAGTCCGACCTCACGAAGAAGGCCGCCGACGACCTTGCCGCGTATCAGGCGGCGCTGCAGCGCGTTAAGCAGGTACAGATCGACTTCCTGCAGAACTACATCGCTCAGAACGATGCCTTCCGTGACATCGGACCAGCGCAAGCACAGGCAAAGGCGCTGTCCGACCTGCAGCAGTCGTTCAACCTGGCCAATCCCGACCTCGCGGGGCTCATCACCAAGCTCCACGAGATGGTGAACAGCAACGCCGATGGCATGGTGCGCCAGGTGGCGCAGCAGATGCTGACCGCGGCCGAGAATGCGCAGGCGCTCGCCATCGCAGTGGGCAGCACGAACCAGGCGCTCAGCACGCTGACGCAGTTCAACTTCAACGGCCTGCTCGGCGTCGGCACGCTGGTCAACCAGTTGAAGGCGCTGACGCCGGACACGCGAACCCCGATCCAGCAGGCGCAGGACGACTTCAAGCTCGGCATCGGGCAAGCCCGCACCACGTCCGAAGTGACGGCGGCGGTGAACGCCTACAATGAGGCCGTCGCGGCGATCAACCGGCAGAAGGCGGCGCAGGACGCGCTCAAGGCGTCGACCAAGTCGCTGAACGATGCGCAGCGCGAGGCTGCCGATCTTGCCAAGCGCGTTGCCGCGGCGAACGACAATGCGGCCTTCGATCTGCAGACCCTCGGCATGAACTCGCAGGAGAGGTCCGTCGCCGACACCATCAAGTCGGTGTACGGCGGCGCGTGGCAGAGCCAGATGCAATCGACGCTGGCCACGCAGCTCCGCGTCAACGCCGCACTGTCCGACTTCAAGGACACCGCCGAGCAGGCGAGCAACACCTTCGCATCGACGTTCCTGTCCGATCTCAAGCAGGGGCAATCGGTGTTCTCGTCCTTTGCCGATGCGGCGGTATCGGCGCTCGACGATATTTCGAACAAGCTGATCCAGATGGCGATCGACAACCTCTGGTCCGACGCCTTCGGCGGCGCGACCTCGGGCGGATCGTCGGGCGGTATCTTCGGGATGATCGCGGGCCTGTTCGGAGCGCCCAGCGTGCCGGGCTTCGCCTCGGGCACAATGTCCGCGCCCGGCGGCCTCGCCCTTGTCGGTGAGAATGGCCCCGAGCTCGTAAACCTGCCCGCCGGTGCCGGAGTATCGAGCGCCAGCAAGACGGCCGCGATGCTCGGCATGGCGGCGAACAATGGCGCGGCCAATGGCAACGGTGGCATCGTGATCCACAACCACATCGACGCGACGGGCGCGGAGATTGGCGTTGAGGCCAAAATCGCGAGAGCCATGACGGATTGGGGGCGGCAGCAGTTGCCGAACCTGATCGATCAGCACGCCACCAACGGCTTCCGCCGCGGCTACAAGCTCGGTGCCCAATGAGCATCAGCTTTCCTCTCAGCCTCGATGCGTTCGCTGATGCCTATAAGGTGACGGACTGCTCGCTCGTCCTTGCGTGGCAGCAGGAATCGTCCGGCGCCGGTGGCGGGCAGGTGCTCTACGCCGATCGAGCCCCGGCGCTCTGGGCAGGCACGGTCACGCTGGCGGATATGCCGCTCGCGGCGGCCGAAGGCGCCCATGCTTTGCTCAACGCATTGGCGGGCGGCTTGAACACGCTGCTGCTCTACAACTTCCGCGGCGGCAAGTATCCGTCATCCGATCCCGACGGCTCGATCTTCGGCGCGGCGACGCCGGTGGTGGGGACGCTGGCCGATCGCTTCCATTCGACGTTCACCGGGTTCCCTGTCGGGTACGTCATCCCGGCCGGGACTTACGTGCAGATCATCTACAACACGTCGCACTACTACCTCGGGCAGTTCGTCGAGGCCGCGACGGCAGATGGCAGCGGCGACGTCGCGAGCGTCTGCCTAGCTCCCGCGCTGCCCGCCAGCATCAGCGGCGGCGAAGCCGTGACCGTCATCAAGCCGGCAGCGCTGTTCAGGGTGATGCCTGGGTCGGTCAAACCGGTGCTCTCGACGTCGCTGACGGAAAAGCTCTCTTTCGACGTGAAGCAGGCCATCTAGAATGAGCGCCTACGACAGCGACACCGTCACCGCGCTCCAAGCCGGCGCGCTGATCCTGCGCGATATGCTCTGGATCAGGGGCAGCACCAGCGGCGGCGATGCTGCGACCTGGGGCTTTTGGGCCGGCGAGGACAACGTGACGGTGACGGTGGTCAAGGCCACCGATCCGGCCTCGACCGAGAGCCGGGCCTATGTCGGCGGCGGCTCGCTGCTCGCTGATGGCGTCGATCCGATCGTCTATCAACTCGGGCTGGTGGCGCAGACCATCAACGTGAAGCTGAGCCAAATCCACTCGTCCGTGCAGGACATGGTGCGCGGCGCGAATATCCGCCTCGCCGAGGCCGAATTGCACCGGGCCTTGTTCGATGTGGCAACGGGCGAGATCGTCTCGACGCCGTTCCCGCGCTTTTACGGGATCATCGAGGGCGCGCCGGTCAACACCCCGGCCGTGGGCGGCGATGGTTCGATCACGCTGGCAATCACGTCGGTATCGATCGACCTCACCCGCACGAACCCGGCGCTCAAGAGCGACGAAGCGACGAAGCTCAGGAGCGGGGATCGCTTCCGCCAGTATTCGGGCGTCACCGGCCAATACACCGTCGACTGGGGCGAGGCGCGTAGCTGATGCCGATTTGGCTGATCCAGATTGTCGTCGGCATCGTGCTCAGCGTTGCCGCGACCCTCGCGCAGCAAGCGTTCGCGCCCAAGCCGAAGAGCAGCACGTCCACGGCCTCGGGGACGCGCGATACCGTCACCACCGGCGGCACGAACCCGCAGAGCTTCGTCATCGGCACCTTCGGGCTGCCGGGCCAGCTCGAATACGACAACGCCTATGGCAGCAGCGGCGGCACGCCGAACGCCTACCGCGTCCGTGTGATTTCGCTGGGCGATCTGCCCATCACTGGATTGACCGGGCTCTACGAGGCCGGGCAGGCGATGACGCTGGCCACCACCGGGCACGTCGACCAGGGCTATCCGGTTGCCGAACGAAAGGACGGCTCGACCGACTGTTTCTGGTGGGAGTTCCACGACGGCACGCAGACCACGGCCGACGCGTTCCTGAGCGCCACGTTCGGCTCCGATGCCGACCGGCCCTGGACCTCGGAGATGGTCGGGCGCGGCATCCCGTACATCACGCTGACCGCGCTCTACGACCGCAAGGTGTGGAATGCGGTCCCTGACTGCATGATGCAGGTGCAGGGCATTCCGCTCTACGACCCGCGCAAGGACACGACCGCGGGCGGCTTGGGTTCGCAGCGCCTCGATGATCAATCGACGTGGGCCTTCACCGACAACCTCGCGGTGATGATCTACAACATCCTCGTCGGCATCCGGTACGAGAACAGCATTATCTGGGGCGGCCGCTGCGCACAGACGCAGTTGCCATATGCCAATTGGGCCGCGGCGATGGATGCCTGCGACGCCGATATCGACCTCGTGGCGGGAGGGACCGAAAAGCAGTTCCGCGGCGGCCTTGAAGTCAAGCTGAGCGACAAGCCGGCCGACATCATCAACGATTTCCTCATTGCCGCCAATGCGCGGATCAGCGAAGCGGCCGGCGTTTATACGATCCTCGTCGGCGCACCGGGCTCGGCGGATTTCACCTTCACCGACGCCGACACCATCGTCACGGAACAGGCGCAGCTCGATCCGTTCCCGAACCTCGACAACACGGTGAATGGAGCGACCGGCCAGTATCTCGAGCCGACCGAGGCGTGGGCATCGAAGGACACCGCGCCCTACTACCGCTCCGACCTCGAGACGGCCGACCGCGACCGCCGGCAGGCCAATGCGCTGACGCTCACCCCGGTATTCTCCGGCACGCAGGCGCAGCGCATCCTCAAGGCGACAGTGGAGGAAGCCCGGCGCTTCGCCAAACATGTCATTCCGCTGGTTCCGGTGTTCGGCACCTATCGGCCGCTGCAGCTCGGCGCATGGACATCGGACGCCAACGGGTATTCGTCCAAGCTGTTCCTGGTCACCGCATGGACCGAGGCCAGCAACGGCAATGTGACCTTCGGCCTGCAGGAGATCGATCCGACCGATCACGACTGGACGCCGGCGAGCGACGAAAAGGCGCTGAGCTTCGCGCCGCTGACGCCAGTGACCCCGGCGGCGCAGGACGTGGCCGACTTCTCGGTCGGGCCGTACACCATCACCGGGACCGGCGCGGTTCCGTTCAAGGCCGCGATCCAGATGTTCTGGAACGGCACGGTCTCCGATGTGCGGGCACTGCTGTATGAGGTGCGACTTGCCGATAGCGGCGATGTGGTGCTGACCGGCGAGTTCGCCACGCAGTTTGCCAGCGGATCGGGAACGACGCCCGGCGGCGCGCTCAAGGGCAGCACCGATTACGAGGCGCGCGGCAAGTACGATCCGTTCTCGGCCCGAGAAACGAACTGGTCGTCATGGGAAGCGGTCACCACGCCGGCAGTATCCGACGCCGACGTGTCCGACCTGCAGGTGTCGCAGCTCGGGACCGAACTGACCAATGCGTACGGCATCGTCACTACGGACACGCCGGGCTCGATTGTCGATCAGCTAGGCCAGATTGTCGCTCAGGTCGGCGACCTCGCTCAGGCACTGGTCACCGTAAGCGACACGTCGCGCAAAAAGACGACGGCGCTCGTGCAGCAAACGGCAACAGCCCGCGCGGCGATCCTCACCACGCAAGAGGCAGTTACAACGGAAGCGGCCGCCCGCGCGACCGCGATCACCGAAGCGCTGGCGCAGGTCGGTAACGTGCTGGCCGATGGCTTCGCCAAGATTGAGTCCTCGGTCGATCTCGATACGGCGACGGTCGATGTCCTGTTCAAGGTGAAGGCAGCGGTCGGCGATCTGGTTTCGACCGCCGGCATGCTCTTGCGATCGAGCGTCAACGGGGCCACCGGGGAATTGGAGGCCGTCCTGGCGGTCCTCGGTAAGCTCTACGTTCAAATCCCCGGCGGTGACGGTTCGCTGATCACCGCAATCGAGACCTTGGACGACGGCACGGTGAAGTTCTCGGGCACGCGCATGGGGCGGATCGATGCGCTCGACGGCTCGGGCTCGTACATCGACCTGAGCGGCGGCATCAAGATCGTATCGCATAGCGTAGGCTGACATGGGCGACATCTATTGGGTGCTGGAGAACAGCAAGCTGGTCGTTTACGACACGCCGGCCTCAGGCGAGCCGATGGCGCCGTTCAACGATCCGGTTTCGTACCTCGATCTCGTCTGGCTCTGCTCGGATTTCGACTATTACCAAGTCGCGATTGATGAGAGCGTGACGCTGAGCCACGCATCGGTAGCGGGCGGCAACGTCATCGCGTGGAGCAACTTCACCGTTGCCGGTCACTATATCGAGACCGACCTCGCCGTTCTGACCCACAACCTCGGGTACATCCCGCGGTTCAAGGTGGCGATCGGCGCCGAACTCATCCCGAACGGCTGGGCGATCCAGACGCCGGCCGGCGGGGACAATGGCGCGCGGCTCGTCTCGTTCTACGCGACCACGACGGAAATCCGCTGCCGCGATATGGGGTGGGCGACGGGATCGACCCTGGCGGCCAAATCACAGACCTACGAAGTCGTGGTGTTCGAAATACCGACTGCGGACGAGGAGTTGCCGGTGTTCGACGGGCAGACCGGAAGCTCCACCGTCGGCATTTTCTGTCAGGGCAAGTTCGACGCCAACAAGAAGCACCTGCGCCGAGCTGGGGCCGGCGAGAGTTCACCGTTCGACATCTTGACGAGCAAGGCCGTCGATATCAACGCCGGAGCCTACAAAATGTACACTGGCGACGGAACGTCCAAGACCTTCGGCGCCTATGCCGGGTCGCTTGCGGCACCGTCCTCGATCCAGTGTGTGCTGGCATGAGCACGATCGACGTGACGCTTGACGAGGGGCGCTTCCTGATGGTGCGCGATACGATCATCGCGCTCGACACCGACGCGCAGCGGAAGAGCTTCAACCTGGTACCGGATGCGGCGATCACGCTGACCGGCCACACGGTGACGTTCCCGGACATGCTAACCACCAATTGGTACAGCGCCTATCAGACGCCGCAAGGGAGCTTCTATCTCGACGGCTGTGACAGCTATATCGCGATCATCGGGCAGGAGTGGGGTCCCGACAAGGCGAACGTCATTTCGGACGAACTCCTCGGCACGCTGCCGATCAAAGCCGACTACATTGACATTCAAGTGAGGATGACGCGGACGCAGGACCCAACGCCGTATGGGTACGGCGTCTCCAATTCGAGCCAGACGCTCGGCGCAAGCCCTGGGGTCGCGTGGCCGCAATATCTACCCGATGGCGAGTGGGTCAACCTCGATGGCTATTCGTCGGTCGTCGAGGGGCTGCAGAACCTCGTACAGCGGTCGATGGAGTTCGTGTTCGACTCCGGGACGGGGAATATCTCGCTACGCAAGCGGCAATCGGTGAACGCGGCGTCGGCCTCGTTCTTGAACACCACCAACCCGAACTCGGTCGGATTTTATTGGGACGGCGGCTCCGGGCATAACGCCGGCATCGTCTCCTGCTATCTGCACTGGCTGCAGAGCATCGATGCCGCACCGAACGGCGCCGCCTATGCCTTCAATGGTTCTTCGCACTGCAACAAGACTGACATCACCAACTACACCAGCGTCTATTCCATGGACGCCGTGATCACCCCCGGCCGCATCACCGCCTCTTAACCGGACCATCGCAATGACCAGAATTTGGACCGGCACCGCCTCGGTGACGAACGGCGACGCTACGGTTGTGCTGACCGGCGCCGCGCTGACGGATGCCAATTGTCCCGCCGACGGGATGATCACGCTCGACGGCGCGACCTACTTCATCCTGAGCCGCACCAACACCACGACGCTGGAGCTGACGCGGAACTATACCGGCACGACCTCGTCCTCGGTCCCGGCCGAGATCGACCCGATGAACGCGAACGCGATCTCGCTGGTCACGCTCAGCAAGGCGGTCGCCGACTATAACGCCAAGCTGGCGCTGCTCGACAGCCGCGGGCACGGGCTCTTCTATCAGTCGCTTGGGTTCACCTCATCCGGAGATCCCGGACCGGGCAAGCTGGCGCGGAACAATTCGTCCTGGGCTTCCGTCACCGAGCTCTACATCGACCCAATCGATGCGAGCGATACCGGCGTCGACCAGACCGGCATCATCGAGCAGTGGGCCTCCGGCACGCTGCTGATCGTGCAGTCCATCGAGACCGGCGAATATGCCTCGTTCAAGATGGGGCTCGCGCCGCAGAACGAGACCGGCTGGTTTAAACTGGGCTCGCTGACCTATGTCGACGGCTCCGGGCCGGCCGATGGCGAAGACATCCGCATCGTCTTCGTGCTGCGCGGCAACGGCATCTCGAGCACGCCCAAGGGCGCATGGGACTCGGCTACGACCTATAGCGCGCTCGATCTCGTGGAGCAGGGCGGCTACGTTTTCCTCTCGGCTGAGGACAACAATCTCAACCACGAGCCGGTCACGTCACCGAGCCCCGCATCGGACGCGCACTGGACCTATATCCCGCTGCCCGGCGCTGGCGACTTCTGCGACGTCGCGATCTATGCCGAGGGCCTGTTCACCGACGGCGAGGTGCTGCAGCGCGTCGTGTTCGCCAGCTCGGCGACATTCGCGGCGGGGCTGAGCGACAGCCAGTTCTCTGCCGGCGCGGCTCCGGCGGCCGATGCCGTCATCACGCTCAAGAAGAACGGCAGCAGCATCGGGACGATCACCTTCGCCGCCAGCGCGACCACCGGAACCGTGTCGTTTGCGTCCGATGTCACGTTCGATGCCGGCGACGTGCTCGAGGTGGATGGCCCGGCGACGTCGGACACTACGCTCTCCGATGTGTCGATCACCCTCAGGGGCACGCGATCCGCCAGCGGGACTGTGAGCCAGCAGGGCACAGCAACGTTGGACTTCGGGTCGTTCCCCGGCGCGACGGACGCGACGGTGGCGATCACCGGGATCCCGCGCATCAAGTCGACCTCACTTGTCGAGGCGTGGCTCTGGCCGGGCAGCGGCACGGCCGATCATACCGCCGACGAGCACAAGGTCGTCGGCATGACCGTGCGGGCCTGCGATGTGGTCGCGGGAACGGGCTTCTCCATCTTCGGCATCACCAACGACAAATCCCGGCTGCATGGCCAGTGGAACGTTGCCTGGCGCTGGTCCTGATCTCACCTCAAGAGGAATAATCCATGGCTCTGCAATTTGAAGGCCAGAGCGGCGTGCTCGGGCAAATCGACACCAAGCACCGCGCGTTGCGCGCATCGCTTCGTGGGCTCGATATCGGCTCGCTGGGGGCCTATCGCGCCTCGGTGATCACCGGCTCCATTGCGGCCACGCTTGCCGCCAATGCGCCGCTGTTCTCGCTGCGCTGGACCGACGCCACGCGCAAGATGCTCCTGACCCGCCTGAGGGCCGGCATCATCGTCGACGGCAACATCACGACGGCCGTCCCCATTGTGCTCGAAGCGGTCGCGGCGCGAGGTTTCTCCGCATCGGACTCGGGCGGCACGGCGCTGACCCTCACAGGCAACAACAACAAGCTCGACACCAGCATGGGCACGACGCTGGTGGGGGACGCCCGCATCGCCGGCACGGCCGCGCTGACGGCGGGAACGCGCACGCTCGACAGCCAGGGCTTCGGCATGATCGTCGGCGGCTCCGGCACCACGGCCGGCGCGCAGACGCCGGCAGGCATGACGGACCTGTTCAATCCCCGTGCCGGTGAAGAGCAGCCGATGCTGTTCGCGACGAACGAGGGCTTCATCGTCCGCTCGGTGCTCACCGGTCCGGCGACGGGCACCTTCCGCATCGCGCTCGATCTGAGCTGGGCCGAAATGACCTCCTACGACGCGACGGGGCAGTAAGCACATGACCACGATCACGTCGCTGGCCGACGCCAAGGAAGTGCGCATCGAGGCCGTCGTCACCCGCTGCGGGTGCGGCGATCCGCTGTCGCACGCCAGCAAGGGCCTGCCTTGCCCGCGCCCGCTGCGTACCGAGAACCGCGGCACGGTCGCCTACTTTCACCGCAACCCGCTCCGCCGCTGGCTCTGGAATGCCGGCCGCGCCATTAGAGGAGCCTTCGCATGAGCCTGTTCACCTTCTCCGGCACCGTCACGGTCGATGCCGCCTCTGCCGAGGACGCGCTGCGCGCCATCGGCGCCAAGATCAGCGCCGCAGCCAGGTACGTCGGCAACGGCGAAGACCTTGCCGCGACGGGGCCGTTCTTCACCCTGACGGCCGCGAAAGACGGCGCAGTCATCACCGATCTCACCGCGGACCCAATCCGCGACAAGCGCATCGCCGCCGAACAGGAAGCCGAGGCCAAGATCGCGGCGTCCGCCAATGAAGGGAAGACCAGCAAATGACGTCTCGCGTCCAGAACAACGGGCTTGCCCGCATCACGTCGCTGCTCGCCGCCGCGGCGTTCTATTTCCAGTGGGGCACCGGCTCCGGTGCCGCCGCAACGGCCAACGTGGTGACGACCACCTCGACGACCGAGGCGCGAGTCTCCGCCACCATGTCGCAGCAGACCACGACGGTGACCAACGACACCCTGAGGGCGACGGGTACGATCACCGCCGCCGGTTCGCGCACCATCACTGAGGTGGGGCTGTTCGATGCTGCCGGCACGGGCTCGCCGCCAACCGGTGGCAACCTCGATATCTACGGGGATTTTGCGGGCATCGGGCTGTCCTCAGGCGATTCCGTGGCCTTCACGGTGAACGTGGCGTTCTCATAAGCCATGGCGGGGTTCGGGGCACTTGGTGAACTGGCGCTCGGCGATGCCGGCACGCGCCAGATCAACCAGTCGGTGAGCGCCTCGCTGACGAGCACGACAGCGGTTGCCCGCTCGACGGGCAAGGGCATATCGGCCTCGCTGGCGTCTGCCACGTCGTTCGTGCGCTCGGTTGGCAAGATTGTCGGTGTTACCTCGACCACGGCGACGACGGTGCAGGGTATTCAGGCGTTCCTTGTGACGCTCACGATGGCCCTGTCGTCGTCCGTTTCGATGAGCCGGCAGGTCGGCAAGGCGATTGCCGCCACAGGCACATCGGCGGTCACGGCGAGCCGAGGCATCGCCAAGACCGTTGCGGCATCGGTTGCCAGTTCAACCGTCGTGTCGGCGGTGCGGGCGTTCCTCGTCACGGTCTCCGCTGCGCTGTCGACCACGGTCACGATCACGGCGACAAAGATGGCGGTTGCGATCATCAACGCGGCGCTCTCGACCAGCACCAGCATCGTCAAGTCTATCGGCAAGGTCATCGCGGTGGCCAGCACATCGGCCACCAGCATCACCAAGGCGGTCAGCAAGACCATCGCCGTCACCGTCTCGATCCTTGTCCATGTGCGCGGCCTGAGCTCGCGCATCGGCAAGGCCGTCCGCTCCATCCTGTTCTTCTGGCACTGAGGTAACCATGGCCTTTGCCGATACTGTCAAATTCACGGCTGGCTCGTCCGGCACGTCCGACTTTTCGGATGGCACTGCGCTGACCGGTTTCCGCTCGCTATCGACCGGCGCGGTCTCGGGGCAAACCTACAGCTATCGCGCCTTCTCGGCCGATCTGAGCCAGTGGGAAAACGGTCAGGGCGTGTACACTTCGGGCTCGCCCGGCACGCTGACTCGAGCGACGGTCTATGAAAGCTCAACCGGATCGAAGATCAACTTCACCACGGCTCCGGTGGTGATCCTGACGCCGCTGAAGGCGGACTTGGATCTGCTGTTCAAGACGGCCGATTTCACCGGTGACAGCGGCTCTGGCGGCGTGCACGGCTTGGTGCCGGCGCCAGCCGCAGGAGACGCTGCGGCTGGCAAGGTACTGGGCGCCGGTGGGGGATGGGTCGGCGGCCCGGGGCTGGTGTTTCTGACGTCAGGCACTGTCTCATCGTCCGCAACGCTCAATATCGATCTGAGCAACTATATGGGCTACGCCGGTATCAGAATTGATCTTTATGAGATCGTCCCTGCAACAGCCACAAGCAATCTTTGGTGTCGTTTCTCTGCCGACGGATCGACATACGACTCTGGGGCCAGCAATTATGCGTACCAAAAGCTGATCGGCAACATAACAGATGGCGGCGGGTCGCCTGGTAGTACCGGCGACACCAAGATCGAGATGTTCACCAATATGAATGCCGCAGCCGCCGGGCGCGCCATCGTAGAAATTTTCGATCATAATAATTCCGGGATTAATCAGGTAATGGAATGGTCCGGAAGCGTTAAAGACAATAGCTCACATTACTATAGGTACAACGGTATGGGTCAGCGCCTGACAAATCAAATTGTAAAGGCGATACAGTTCTTCCAGTCGTCCGGCAATATTAGTTTGAAGTACAGGATCTACGGGTACGTCTAGGCTAACAAGAATGAAATGTTATGCCAGGAGGCGCTTGACGCGATCCTTCAAGCTACGCGGGAACAGTTGGAGCAGCGCAGCTTGAGTGCGATAGAACAGCGGTTTCCAGCGCGAGCGAAGCAGGCCGCCGAGCGAGCGCAAGCGCGGCGCGCGATAAGTGCCGGCAAGAGTCTGCTGTCGGATGACGATGATCTCGCGCTCGAGGTAGATGTTGTTTGCGGCTACAGCCAAACGGGCGGGGAGGCGCACACCAGACCGCTCCCAATCGACGACATGGAAGTTCGCCGCCAGGACGCGTTCTGAATAGCCAACATGCAGCGGATTGAAGTTCGTCTGCGGGGCACCGAGCGTCAACAGCGCCATATAGCGGTGCATCAGCCATTGCTCTGGGGCACAGTCGTCGGGATTGAAGTGCATCCCGACCGGTACTTCATGCCAGAAGTTTCGCAGGGAGGACCTTGGGCCGAACATCACTAAGTCGGACGGGTGAAACAGCGCTCCACACAGGACTGGATTTCGCACGAAAAGATTAGTGGTCGTGATCCGGTGCCTGCTTGCGCCGGGGCTGAAGCGCCGGATTGCAGGGTTGTCTTCGATCTCGTCGGCCTCGGTTATCGCAGCGCCGGTCAACGACAAGTCAGCACGCAGCTTCAGGACGAAGGGACGATCGGCCACGGCAATGCCCGCCCCAGTGGAGACGATCTGCCGGGCGAGGTTTGTGTAGCATGTCGGGCCTGGATCATTCGAAAATATCACCCGGTCAGCATCTAGCCCGCTCGCATCTTCGCTCTCCCAAGTCGAGACGATGATCTCTGCATCGGGCAAGTGTTCACGAACCGACCGGACGCATCGCAGCGCTAAATCGCCATCTGCATGGTCGCGAAAGAGCGGCCCTTGAATAACAACTGAAATCTCGGAAGACGGAATAGCTCTGAGCATCCGTCAAATCTTGCATGGGCGCTTCGAGACTTCAACGGGCGCCCTCCCATCACATCGGAGACCATCCATGGACGCTACCTTCCAGCGAGCGGCCATAGGCCTCTGACCACCTGAATTTCCCGACATCGGAGATCGACATGACACCCGTCCCGGAATGGCGGCGCGTTCTGCTGCGCGCATGGTCGTCCCGCATCATCATCGTGGGTGGCATCCTGTCCGCCGGCGCTACCGCGGTCTCGCTGATCGACGGGCAGGCGATCGGCCATCCGGCGCTGATCCCGGCCTTGTCGTTCATCCTCAACGTCGGCGCGCTGATCGCCCGGATCATGCCGCAGAAGGGCATCACCGATGGCCGTTAAGCTGCCGCAGAGCGGGCGGGCTCGAGGTGCACTGGCGGCCGCTGCCGTCGCCGCCGTCTCGCTCGTCGCCTTCACCGCGACGAACCTCACCATGCCTTGGGAGGCCAAGCGCAACGTCGCCTACTACGACTCCATCGGCCACGTCTGGACGGTTTGCTACGGCGAGACCAAGGGCGTGAAGCAGGGCGATGCCTACACCGACCGGCAGTGCATGGACATGCTCACCCGCCGGCTCGATGCGGACTATCTCACGCCGCTGCGCCGCTGCGTGCCCGGCTTCGATCTGGCGCCGTTCAGCGTCCGGGCCGCGATGTTGGACCTCTCGTACAATGTCGGGGTCCAGACCGTCTGCATTTCGACCGCGGCCAAGGAAGTTGCGGACCAGCACTGGCTTAGCGCCTGCGATGCCATGACATGGTTCAATCGAGCCGGCGGGCGCGTCATCCCCGGCCTCGATCTGCGCCGGAAGAACGGGGACCGGACCCGCATGGGCGAACACGAACTTTGCACCGCGGGGATCCCGGGATGAACCTCTGGCTTCTCATCGGCGGCTTCATGTTCGCCTGCGGCTGCCTAGGCCTCGTGTTCCTGTGGGCAAGGCTCACCGCGCCAGCGGCCGACTATCCATCCGAGAACGGCGACGGAGAAGACCGATGATCGGGATCGTCACCATGCTCGTCGCCAATTGGAAACTCGTCGCGGGCGTCGTCGGCGCCGCCGCTGTATTCGCGCTGCTCGCCGCGGGCGCGGCCTACGAGCACAATGCCGGCTATCAGCAGGCCACCGAGCATTTCGAGGCAGTCGAGAAGCCGGCGATCATCAAGGCCACCCAGGAGGCCGATGCCGCGACCTACGAGGCGGCGGCCAAGGCCGCGCAGCAGGCGGCGGAGC